GAATTTGCCCCGCCGCCTAAAGCCGTGCTGCCGATCTTGGTCGTCGCCGTGCACGATCCGGACCGGCAATCGCTGTCCACGCGCGTGATCGTGTAGCCATAAGGTGCGTTAATCTCGAACAGGTAGTCTTGGTTGTCCGGGGATTCTATAGTGAAGTCGATGACTTCCTGTTGCGCTTGGATCGACCCCACATTCGATAGCGCCGACATCGCACCTTGGTAGAGCGATTGCAGGAATTGATAGCCCGCTGTGGATAGACCGCCGCTCTTGGTCGTGAATCCTTGCGGCGTTGGAACCGGGTTGACCTTCGGCAACGCCATCAGGCCGCGTCTTTCGAAATATCGGCGCTAATCCCATAGAGAGCGCGAGCGACTTTGGCTGACCATGATAGAGCGTAGACCCGGCCGTCCTGCGGAGCCTGCCCGAGCCTGAACGTCCGAACGCGCGTGAGGTTTTTCCCTTGCTGTCCGAGCTTCAAGGCCCGCGGCGTGTGGAATGTCTCGCCGCCGTCGTGCGACCACTCAAGCATCAATTCCGGATCAACGTCCTGCGGCTCGCCCTGTCCTATGCCGACGCCTTTCTGACAATCGATATAGATGGCGTTGTGCTGCAGTCGATATGGAAAGCCATGTACCGGGGGCAGAACGACACGCGAGATCAGAGGCTCGCTCGCGTCATCGAAGAATTGCGGCCCCATCTCGTAAAGAGCGCCCGAGGTTGCGTCGCCCGCGATCAGCTTCTCACCGAAGGCGAGCACGAACGAGACGCGCCAGTTCTTTCGTCCGTAGCTCTGTCGCTGGTGCCAAAGCTGCGTGACGGTGTCGTAAACCCATGTCCAATCCGGGCAGGAGATTTTGTAGAACGTATGCCCGTTCGAATACCAGCTCGTAGCCTCGATCTTTGATGGGTCAGCGACCGATTGAATGGCGCGTTCGACCGCAGGGGTGGAAATCCGCTGCGCGTCATAGCCCTGCCCCAACATGCGGACAGTGCGATCGTGCGCGACCCAAGCCAGAGACTGTTCAACGGTTGCCAGCGAGTTCGAGGCGCCCTTGAGCATCCCGATTTCGAGAACCGTCGAGCGCTGATAGGCGAAATCAGCGTTACCCGTATCGGCCCAGATTTCCAGTGACCGCTCCCCGAACAGCATAAACTGAGCTTGCAGGCCGCCTATTCTCACAAGAGCATCCGGATCACCGTCAGCCGTTGCGGTATCGAGACCATCCCAGTTTGCAGCATCGTCGAGACTGCCGATCGCCCATTCACTGAGCACGGTCGTAATTCCGAAATACCCGTCAGAGAACCCGAGCGAGACGGCCGCAAGAAAGTCCGTATCGGTGATCTGCGTCAGCACGTCAGCCCGACAGTAATAGCCAAGCCCATCGCAGACGATCATGATATCCGGCGAGGCGCGGCGGTTTCGCTCCATGAACACCGGCGCCGTCGTCGAGATATTCATTGATCCAATTAAGGTCTGGTCGCCGTTGGCCTTGATCTTGTAGAGAGCCGTTCCGGCGACGACGTAGACCGCGCTATCGTCGAGGTTGATCCCTGCCCGGCATCCAAGCCCAGAAGCAACACCCTGCAGAAACGCGAAACCTTCCAAGCCGTCCGAGGCATAGATTGCCCACGGAACCTTGCCTTCCTTGCCGATCTCCTCGACATAGCAATTGAGCAACTGAGCCGAGCCGCCCTGCTTGAAGCGGGCCGGGTTCGATTTGTTAGTCAGGGAAATCGGGACGATCGGCATCAGCCGTCCACCCGTCGCCAGCACCACACAACCGTCCCGTCGGCAATCTCAGAACCCGTCCCGGTTGGGCCGCCGCTCGCCGCCGATGTACCGGCCGTGACGCACTCGTAAATGTTGGCGTTCTCAATGACGAAATCGCGCAGATTGTAATCGTGCCCGGCTTGCCACGGCTGATAGTTCGGACTGCCAGTGAGACAGAGGCGATATGTCGTGCCGATGAGCGCCGGGTCGAACGTTGCTTGCGGCGTCGATAGGAATGCAGAACGGATTTGCTCCCATCCCCGATCAGCATCGCGCATCAGGATTGGACCGGGCTGCTTGCCGTAGGTTTCCGCTTGATCCACGGCCAACATATCGACCACGGCTTTCTCGAATCGCGCGTCGAGAGGAAGCACGTCGCCAGTCAGCCCCTCGGCTTCCCAGCTTGCAATCATCGCGTTGAGCGCCGCTGTCATGTCCGCAACGTCAGCGGCCGAGGCTGTTTCCCCGGCGCCAACCACGGACAGACGTTTCAGCGCTCGCGTTGCGATTTCAGTCGCTGTCGCCATCGGGCTCCGTCTCGCTCACGGCTTCGCCGTCGGCTTTCTTCTTGGCCTTGGGCTTCTTGGCGGGTTCGGCTTCGTATGGTGCCTCCCGCCAGTCCTCACCGGTCGGAATTTCATCTTTGGAATTGAACAGGCGAGCCTCCTGGCCGCGGTACATCCACACGCGGACATCAGGAGGAGAAGGAGCCGAGGGTATCCCCGGCTCCCCATAGATGAGCGAGTTCGCCATCAGCCCGTCAGCCGCACAGCCAGCTCGGGATAGATGCACTTCACCCCGTAGAGGATGTCGAGACGGATGATGTCCCGGTCGAGGTCAATGTCATACTGCTTGACGACACGAGCCGAGAGGTTGTTCGCAGACTGCCGCGCCTTGAACGCTGCGCCGTCCGGCAGATCGAGATCGGCCATGACAAGAGCAAAGGCGTTCTTGTGGAAGCAGAGGTTCTGCGCGTAGGACGTCGCCGCCGTGCCGGTCACAACCGTGATCGCGGCGTTATCTGCCGGGCCAGCAGTGACGTTCTGGTAAGGACCAGATGTCACGATAGCCGGGGCGATCGTGAGGGCAGCAGGACCCGTCGACGCGCCGGAATCGGCATCTGCAAGCACAACGAACTGCTTCAGATAGCCAAGGCTCTGGTAGGTCTTCGGGTTGACGTCGTAGACACCGGCAATGGTGATCACTTCACCCGCTTTGACAACGCCGGTGACGCTGGCTGTCCAGCCATCGGTATTGAGCGTCTGCGAGTTCGCCTGCGGCGTCGAGTTCGAGTTCTGGCTGGCGCCAGCGACCAACGGTGTACCGCCGAGCGCGCCGACGGTGTGGTTGATGATCGAGGCGCTTTCGTAGGTGTCAAAACCTGCGTACTTGCCGATCTTGACACGTTCCAGAGCCGTCTGCGTCTTCTGCTGCACAAAGAGCGTCTTCAGGTCGTTGGCGACGTTCAATGCCGCTGCCGGATTGAGAACCGCATTGAGCGTGTCGCCGGCCGGGGCCGCGTGCTCAATAAGCTTCTGACGCGCGCCGCCGAGCGCCAGGAACGTCGACGGGGTCGTACCCGCCGTGCCCGTCCAACTCGGCACCTGACTGTACAGGCTCATCAGCGACAGCTCGACCTGCTGCGCCAGTTCGATCATCGCCGGTTTGATGTAGCGCTCCGAATAGTCGTCGACCGTCAGAGTCAGATCCTTGGACACGAAGTCCCAGGATACATGGCGCTGCGTATCGATAGAAATCGGAACGGTGCCTTCCACGACGTCCGACGAGACGCGCGCGGCGCCTGTCGACGACTTGAACTTGACCGGCTTGCGGATCGAAATCGTCGAGCCGACCTTGTTGAACTCTTTCGAGTAGTCGCGATGGACGAGCGAGCCCATCACGAGGTTGTTTTCGAGCTGCATCAACGCTTCTTTGGCGATGATGCTGGGGGTAATCAGAGTGTTGGAGGAGGCCGTCATTGGCTGGTTTTCCTATGGAAAAATGCCATCACGTCGCCTGTCCCATGCGAACCTTCTTGTAAGTTTCGTAGTCGGCCGTTGAGAGGTCGACTGCGGCACTCTTGGAAGATCCACCGGACACGGTCGAGACCGGGGCGGGTGCTTGGCTGATGCGTTTTGTTGGGGTTGCCTTGACGCCGGCCGCGAGTTTGCCGATCTCGACAAAGACGGTGGCTGCGTCTGCACGGCAGAGGCGCGCGGCTTCGCGCGGGTTCTTGAAGAGATGATACGCAACCAGCGCGCCGTTCTCGACGCGGGACAGCGCTTCTCCCATCAGCGGCGTGATGTTGGGTCCGCCGCGTTCCGTTGGGAGAAAGATGCTGTCGATATCCGGGATGTGCTCCCGCATTTCTTCGACCTGGGCAGCGATAAGCTGCTGCGTCGTCTGTGCTGACCGGGATTCGAGATCCCTGACTTTCGAAACCGTGTCTTCCAGACGCTCCGCTTTGATGGCTCGCTGGATTGCGTGGGCTTGCAGCCCTTCGAAGTCCTGCGGGTCGATCTGCGGCTTGGACTGAAGCTGTTTTTGAAGCTCTGCGGCTTCCGCTCGGAGCCGTTCAACATCCCTCGCCGTGTCATGCTTCTGACGCGTGAGTTCGTTGATTGCCGATTGCAGCTTTTCAACGCGGGGATGCTTGGGCAGAAACTTGCCTTCGGTATCCCTCAGTTGCTCTGCTTTGCCGTCTTCGGCTTGAGTTGCCGCCGGCGGCTCCGCCGGTTGAGCGGTGGTTTCAGTTGTCGTGGCAGGCGTTTCGACCTGAGCATTGGGGTCAACAGCAGGCGTGGCGACAGCTTCCGCTGCCGGTTGGGTCGTGTCAGTCATGTGGGGTAACTCCGGGATGTGGCGCGGCTAATCCGCGAAAGAACGCACGTCGTTACTGCGAGGCGGATGCCTCGGAAGCAGGCGGCTCCGGCGGAGCCATGAGCTGTTGAACTTTGAGCGCGTTATCGAAGTGCGCGCCGTGAATATTGCGAACCTTGACTTCGTTCTCCAACTGCGTGCCCTCGAGTTGGGCCGCTTTCAGGAGGTTGTTGATGTGCTCGCCCTGGGCCTTCGTCTGGACGAGGTCGGCCTTGGCTTGTGTCTCCGCCACCTTCGCGCGGCCGCCGATGATCTCGAGTTCCGCCTGCTGTGACTGCATCTGCTGAGCCTGCTGTTGAGCAGGGTCAGGCTGGGGCGGTGGTGCGTTCGGGTCCTGCAACGCCTGCGGCGGAAGCATCGCCTTGAGACGTTTCGCGGCCTCCTGAGCGTCGGGAATGTCCATATTCCTGACCGCAATGTCCGCAAGCAGCGGCGCCAACTCGGGCGGCAAGGCTTTCATCAGCTCGACAATGGCGTCAGCGGCTTCCAGCCGCTTGGATGCGAAGCTTGGGCCGATCGTAACGCGCACATCAAAGCGGCCTTGGTTCAGGTCGTTTACGATGACCGGCTGACCCTGGTTGTCGTAAAGCGTCTTGTTGATCGGGATGAACTGTTCCGAGCCGTCTTCCGCCAGCATCCGCGCGGTGCGTTCGTTGTCGTAGATCTTCGGAATGAGGTCGATCAGCACCCGGCCGCACTGCTCGATCGAGCGTTGCAGGTTGTCCTGGTAGTGGAAGTTGGCCGTGTCACCCTGCGTCTCGCGGCGCTTGATGGCCACGCCCGAGGTTTCGTTCGAGCGGGCGCCAAGGCTCGCGTCATAAATCCCCGTCGTTGCTTTGATGTCGTCGGTTGCCATCTGGCCTTCTTGCCAGAGTGCTTGCGGCGGTTCAGGCGCGTTGATGCGGTCCGGGCGCGCGCCAGGAGCTTTCGGATCCGGCGTATAGCGCAGGTATGGCCGGTTCTTGGTGTTGAGCGTATCCCAATCGGACTTGTGCTTGCCGATCATCTCATCGGTGACGAGATACGGGCTCTTGGGACTCAACGCGATGTGTTCGGCGGCGGCGGAGCGATAGAAGTTGTATAGCTGCTGCGGGTCACGCGCGTTGCGCAAGAGACCATGCCGGATGGTCGTGGTTTCCAGCGGAATTTCAGTGCCGATCACGGCAATAATCGGGATATGATTGCCCGGCCAGTTGTGCGGACCCGAGAGGATTTCAACGCCGCTGACGAGGCTCTGTTCGATGCGGTAGCCGTTGGCCTCGCGCTTCTTAACGATCGGCCCGTACTGCATCTGCATTTGGTAGAGCTTGATCATGTCAAGCCCGGTGATGTCCGCCGTTACGCCGCTCTTGAAGGCGGCGATGGTCTTTTTCTGCGGCTTCTTGCACCAATACTCAGCGATCAAAACGTGATCGTTCTGGGCCCAGAAGATGCTGTTCGACAGGCCGTTGATGCTGTTGAACGATCGGATGACGTCGACGTTGACCGGCTGCGCGTCGGGGTATTTTTCCGCGAACGTGTCCTTCGGCACCATCTCGACGACGATGCACCACATGGCGTCAGAACGGTCGGGCTTGACGGAAGCCGGGTCCCAGTAAACCGAGAACGGATACGGAATAAGCTCGATCGCCAATTCCTGGTCGAAGCCGTCGTCCTCGATATACTGCGTCGTGACGCGCCAGTGGCCAATTCCGCAGGCCGCAGCATGGTAGGCCGCCGTGGCATAGACGTGCTTGGCGCTCGACCGGTACTGAATGTCAGAGATGATGCCGTCGTAGGTCTTGGCCAGTTGCGGGTCTGTTTCGCCGTCGACCGGCGTTGCCTTGATCACCGGGGCGTTCTGGCGAATGTCGTTCGTGACCTGGTGCAGGAACTGCGGGAGCTTGTTGACCGTCAGCATCGGCCGGTTGACGCGGGCCTGCTTGGCGTATTCCGGCCATTGATCGCCGGCGAGAAAGCGCAAGTCGGCGGCGCCCTCGTCACGGTTGGGCCGGTCGTGCGTATAGGCACGTTCAAGCCGCTTGCGGACCGTCGCGACGATATCTTCCATGTCCTGCGCGGCATAAGCCGGAGGCGCATCGGTCTGCATCAGCACTGGCCCTGGCTGGGCCTGTGACTGAGCGGAAGCGGTGTTATCGTAGATCAAATGTGATCTCCGCACGGACACGGGTTACGTCCCGGTCGATGTCGTGGGACTGAACAAGGCGTTCTATTCGGACGTTGCTTACCGGCAGGCTTTTGACTGCGAGCGCGATTGCGGCTTTAAGGGCGTCGTCGTTCATTGCTCAGCCGCCTTTCCAATTCCGCGATTCTATCTTGCAATGGCTTGACAGCTTTCGCGATCAGCGGCGCTGCTTCGCGAGCAGCCACCTTTTCTTCTTCCTCGCCCCAGTCGTCCGAAATCAACTGCATGATCTCAAGGGCAAGCTTGTAGGGAAAGATCATCACATTCTCATCCAGGCGCCGTCGCCGTAGCTGGGTTCGTTGTCTTCAGTTGCCGCAATCAACAGGCTCATATCGACGGCGAACGTCAGCGCCGCCGCGTCTCCAAGGTCCGGAGAGAACATCAGCCTCTCGCGTATCTTTTCTTTCGGCTCGATGATGAGCTGGCCTGAGGAATTGAACCGGGTCGCGCCGTTGCCGCGTTGCGGGGCACAAACGTCGCCCTGGAACACGTCTTCGTCCGGAACCTGAACGCCTGCCGGGTCCTCGAAGAATTGCCGGAGCCCGTCCCACATCTCGGCTCGTCTATTGGCGTAGGCGACGGCATCGTAGGCCTTGGCGCCGAAGTTCACGCCCTCGACCAGATCACCCAAAACCTCGCGCAAGCGATCGTAGAGCCCTGCTCCGAGTCCCGTGGTGTCGATGACCACTTTCTTGAGCCCGAGCGGCAGCAAGCGTTTGACTTCCCGCTGTACCTCACCCGCCGTGGCCATCAGATCGTTTGAATCAATGCGCCGGCAGACGTGCTCGCCCAGTCTGCGGCCTTGGCGAGTGATCATGCCCGTCTTGTCGCCGCCGCCTCTTGCGGGATCGACGCCGAGGATGATCGGGCCATAGCCTTGAACAGTTGCCTTGCGGGCTTTGAGAACCTTGACGGGCTCGATGAAAGCAAGATCGCCAGCGGTCTGGAATGCTTCTTCTGCTGTTGCCGGATACTCTTGTCTGAACTTCCAGCACGGCTCATCAACGGAACCTCCGGCGATCGTCGCCATGTCGCGGTTCTTGAGCCATGCCCAATAGGTCTGAGAACGAACGAGCCCGTGGACCTGCTCGTATTCCAGGAACGCTTGCGGGGCTTGCCAGTCAGGCGGTGGTTCGGTTGCATATTCCTCATGCCAGAACCACGGAATGAAGATCGCTTCGTATTCGCTGTCACCGCGTTCGGCCGCCTTCCACTGCGAATAGAAGCTGTTGCCGATGCCGTTGGCCGTGCTCTCGCGAATATCCTCTGTGTCTGGGGCATTGGCGATCGCCTGGCCGATACCAGCCGAGTGGTTTTCAGCGTTGGGCCAGAACGCCACCTCGGAGCCATGAAACAACTGGATCGTCTCGGAGCGCCCCACTTCTGCGCTGCCCGCCGTCGCGACCTTGTAGCCGCTATCGAGCTTGGCAAACGAAAGCTCCTTGGCGTTGGCCTTGCCGGTTTCAGGCCGGACAAGATCGGGGCAGCCCTCGTGAAAGCGGCGCGCCATGCCGAACAGATTGTCCGACGCCGTGTCGAGGTGCGTCAGGATAAAGGCCCGAACGCCGAACTTGTGCGTGATCTTCCAGTAGAACCGGCCGCCGATGTAGGTCGAGATTCCGACCTGCCGCCCTTTCAGAACCAGAGCGCGGACCTTGCTCTTCTCCCGAAGCTGTTTCTCAAGCCGCTCATGCAGATACCGCTGCGAGCGATTGAGCCGGAAGGGATGGATGTCTCCCGCCTTGGTGCGGATGTGCAGGCACTTTGCGCTGTAGTGTTCGAAATCATCCTTGAGCTTCTGCCGTATGGCGCGCTCGCGGTCGGAGAGATTGCTCACGTCGCGGCGGCCTCATAGACCGGGCACTCCGGTGCGATGTTCTTTGTCTCGCCGCGAAGCTGCTTTTCCGTGCCAAGCGTCTTGTCAAACGAGCGGATGTGCTCCAAGCGCCACCGTTCCCAGATCGCAATCTCTTGGGTCACAGGTCGGCGGCATGTGTAAAAGCCGGTCGTGTCCTGCTCGCTCCGGTGCTTGCACGTCCAGCACGGCCATTCACTTGCCATGTGATTGCTCACTCCAGTTCCTTAAGCGCTTCTTCATGCACGTTCACGTCCAGCTTTCCTTCGATCGAGGCAAGGCGCGGATGGATAAACGGAGCGGCCGCAATCGCCATCGCATCTCGCCGCTTTTCGTCCTCAGCAGTCCGCATCACACGCAACATATATTCCAGCGGCGTCTCGCCTGTTGCTTTCGCCGCATCCACCGCTTCTCTGTTCGCTTGGCGCCGGACAGCAACCACTTTGTTGGGCTTTCCTTTTTTCCGTCCTGCGCCCGGCCTAGAACCGCCATGCATCTTGAAAAACCTTTCAAGATTTCAAGCTATCTACGCCGTCCCGCGCCACGACCTTCAGTCGTGCCAGACTGGGCGCGTCTATGTAACGGAGAAGCTGCTCATCGCCCTTCCGCAACAGCGCGCGCGCCGCGTAAACGCGCGTGCCAACCCGGTCCATTTCAATTTCTTCTGCGGTACGCCGATAATAGGTCTTCGACGCCGTCGATCCATTGCCGCCGGGGTGCTTGTTTAGCGCCGGCTTCAGCAGAGCAATGAAGTGGCGCTCTCGCCTGTAGCATTCCTTTTCGGACGATTGCCATTCGATGACCTCGCCATTCGCACGGAAGCGTCGTTTCTGCGCCTCCAAGCGGTCGGTCGATCCTTTTCCGACATAAAGCGTGACGGCTGGATCATCAAATATCCGGTAAACGTAGAATCTCTTTCGAGCGGCCATTTCTGTCGTCCTGTAGTGGCGTGGTTACCCACGGGGTTAAGCGGCGGTCTCTTCAAGTTTCTGGATGCGCGCGCGCAATGCTTTG